GGAATTCTTCATCCTGCCGCTCGACAATGCCGATCAGCCGGTGGATCTGTCGGATCGCAAGCCGCGCATCCAGCGGATGCTCACGTTGGACACCACTTTGTTCTGGCACATGGTCCAGGGCTACAATCTCGAAGCCTGGCGTTACACCGGCTCGCCGCTGCTCACGCCGCTGCCGTCGGAAATCCTGATGCCCTCGGAACTGATCCATTCGCGCACGCCCAATCCTTATCTGTACTGGCGTGGACTCTCGCCACTCATCGTGGCCGGCACTCCGGCGCAAACGGATTTTGCCGGGGAACAATTCCAAAAAGGACTTTGGGTGAACAACGCTGACACCGGCGTCATTGTCACCACGGACCAGCAGGCCACGACCGAGCAACGCGCGGCCATCCTCGCCGCGTTGCGCGAGCGCAAGCGCAAGGCCGGCACCGCCGACCGCCCGCTCTTCCTGTGGGGCGGCGCAAAGATTGAGAAACCGACGCTCTCCATGATGGACATGCAGTTCCTCGACACGCGCAAATTCTTGCGCAAGGAAATCTTCGCCATCTTCAAGGTGCCGGAAACGCTCGCGGGTTTTACCGAGGACCTCAACGACGGCGGCAAGGGTGGTTCGATGGACGCGCAGAAAATCTCCTTCATCGAATCCACGCTCGGCAGTCTCTGCACGACGCTCGAATCCGCGGTCGAGCCGGTCGTGAAAACTTTCGGCGACGATCTCGTCGGCTGGTTCGACGTTGACAGCCTGCCCATTATGCAGGCCGCGCGCCGCGCCCGGTGGGACACGGCCGGCAAGATGTTTGCCATCGGCGTGCCGCTCAACGATGTCAACACGAACCTTGACCTTGGCCTGCCGGAATACAAATGGGGCAAGGACAGTTACCTGCCGTTCAACCTGCAAAACGTTTCGCAGCCGGTCGAGCCGCCGCCCGGCGAGGACGATCCGAATAATCCGCCGCCGACCGATGAAGCTGAAAAGTCCACGCCCTTCAGCAAAATGTTGAAATGGCTCGGCAGCGTGAAAGCCGGCCCGGCGCCGGTCAAGGTGAAGAAGCCTGACACCACTGTACTTTGGAACGCGCACGTCTCGTCGCGCCGCAAGACGGTCAAGCTCATGCAAGGCAAGGTCGGCAAGGTGTTGAACCAGTTCCGCGCCTCCACGCTGGCCAAACTCAGCGAGGTTCATCTCGAAAAGTTTCTGGTCCCCGCCGATACGCAAAACCGCCGGGCGGCTGTCATGCTGCAAACGCGCGGCCTGGTGGATTTGATTTTTAGCCATTCGGCTTTCGGCGCGGCGCTTCAGGCCGAACTGAGCAACCCGATCATGGCCACGCTGAATCTGGCCGGCACGGAACTCAATGCCGAACTCGGCAATGACGACCCGTGGCAATATCCGCCCCAGCAGGCGAAGGAATATCTGCTGTCCCGCACGCAACCCATCATGGGTGTGGGCGGCACGGTGCGCGACCAGCTCAACACCTCGCTGGATCAGGGACTCGACGCCGGTGAAACCTCGGCGCAACTCGCCGACCGCGTCAAGGCCGTGTTCAACAATCTCACCAGTGGCGAAGCCAAGCGCGTGGCGCAGACGGAAACCAACATGGCCTACAACAACGCGCGGCACCTGGCCATGACCGACGCCGGCATCCAGTACAAAGCCTGGCTCTCCAGCCACGGCCCGAATGTCCGCGAAGCTCACGCCATCGCTGAGGAGCAATACATCGACGCCCCGATCCCCGTGGAAGAACCATTCGAGGTCGGCGGCGAGCAGCTCATGTATCCCGGTGACGATTCCCTGGGCGCCAGCGCCGGCAACATCATTAATTGCCAGTGCATTCAGCTGGCCGCGCAGAAAACCGGCGAGGACGAAGAAACCCTCACGTTCAAAATCTTTGGCGTCGGCGTGCTGACCTTTAACAAAAAAACATCATGAAATTTTACGATCTCAGTCTCGACCAGGTGAAAACGGAGTTCGGCTCCCGGCTCATCACCCTCAACACCGGGAAGGCCGGACTGCGCGGTGGTCTGCATTGCAACGTCAAGGAAGTTGCCGGTGACGATCCGGTCATGGACTTCATCGCCAGCGACGACACGCTCGACCGCTACAACGAGGTGATCCAGCAGGACGGCTGGCAGCTCGACAACTTCCTGGCCAATCCGGTCGTCCCGGATTGCCACGATTATTCGAGCATCATGAAAATTCTCGGGCGCGACATCCTGCCCAAGGACCAGCAGGTCCAGAACAACAAGCTCTGCTGCCGCATTCTGTTCGCGGTGGACAATCCGCTCGGCCTGCTTGCCTACAAAATGGCCAAGGGCGGTTTCATCCGTTCCATGTCCGTCGGCTTTATTCCCCTGGAATGGACCAGCGGCGACAGCAAGGACAAACCCGACCGCACCTACACCGAGTCGGAGTTGCTGGAAAAATCCCTGGTCGTGGTTCCCGCCAATCCCGGCGCCACCATCGGCAACCAGATCAAGGGCGTGCTCAATCCGGCCGAGCGGAAGAACCTTGCTGACTTTCTGAAACAATTTTGCGGTGAAGAGGCAGACCCCAGCACCCAGGCCGGCGCGTCCGGTGCGGGAATCCATGACGCGCGTTTGCTGCAATTGGCCAGGGGACTCCACAACGTCCTCAAAAACTAAACCATTAACCAAAGAAAAATCTGCTATGAAAAAAAATCTGAAACCGTATCGCCACCTGTTGGCGTTATTCGCTGTCATCCTGGGCGCGGTCGCGCTCGCTCATTTGGGCATGCCGCCCGTCGCCTGCGCCATGCTGGTGGGTTGTTACCAGCTATCGCAAATCGCCATGAGCAAACGCCAGGCGATGTGTTACACCACCGCGTTATCGCCCGAACAGATCAAGGAATTCGAGGGCATCCTTGACGGCTTCAAAGGCTACAACGCCATGTTCAAGGAACTCGCGGACCTGGCCAAGGTGGAAGGCGGTTTTGCCGCCATCAAAAAGTTACCCGATCTGCTCAAGACGATGGGCGAGGACCACGATAAGGTCAAAGCCGACCTTAAGAAACTCCGCAAGCAGTCCATGCTGCGCGATGGCGACACGGGTGTGCGTTACGTCGGCAACAAGCCTTTCGTCACCGACAGTTGCGCGCTGGCCCTGTCCGGCATGTATCTGGCCTGCGCCATGCGGCAGGATAAATGGGACACCAAGAAACACGGTGATGCCGAGACCATGCTTGCCAAGGCCGCTGAATGGATCGGCGTCGAGAAGGCCGCGCTCGCCAGCACGGACATCCCGCTGCCTACGATCTACGTCCCGCAGATCGTTGAGCTGGTTTACAAGTATGGCCAGTTCCGCCAGTTCGCCACGGTGTTTCCCCTGGGCGCCGGCACGGTGAACCTGCCGCAGTTGAAACCCGGTGAAGATGCGTTCACCTTCCTGGGCGTCGGCACCGCCGGCATGAGCCAGGCGCTGGGCGAAAAGAAAGTCGCCGCGCAAAACGTCACCTTCACCGCCAACAAATGCGGCGGCATCATCCGCATCCCGTCCGAAATTGAGGAGGACACGTTCATCCCGTTTGGCCAGTTCGTGGCGCGGTATATCTCCCGCCGGTTCGCCAACCTGGAAGACCAGACCGGCTTCCTGGGTGACGGCACCGGCACCTACGCGAACATCAAGGGCGTTGGCCCCTACATTGCCGGTGTGGCTCAAACCCCGCAGCTCGTGCAGCTCGGCGCGGGCAAGACCAAACCCACCGACGCGACCATCAATGACTTCCGCGCCATGCGCGCCAAGGTCAATGCGGCCGTGCTGCAAACAGGCAATGCGGCTCACTACCTGAACCCGACGATGGAGGCGTTGCTCGTGACGTTCAACACGCTGAACAATCCCTACATCTACGTCCGGCAAAATGGTTCGCAGCCGGCCACGCTGGATGGCTTCCCGATCCACTGGGTCGGCGTCATGCAGCCTTACGCCACGGTCGCGGCAGCCGCCACTTACCTGGCGTTCTTCGGCGACCTCTCCTACTGGTACTTGGGCGAACGCGGCACGCCGCGTGTCGAGACCAGCCGCGAGGTTTACTTCGTCACCGACGAAATCGGGATGCGCGCCATTGAGCGTATTGATGTCGAGGCGCTCGCGCCCGACGCCATGACGGCCCTGCAAACCGCCGCGCAATAAACATGATCACGGGGGAGGTGACTAACCCCTTTTTGAAAACGTTCTAAACCATCCTTTAAACCTAACGAAAGACTGAACATGAAAAAAATTCTCATCACCGCAGTGGTTGGCCTCGCCGTCGCCGTCGCAGCGTTCGCGGCGTTGCCCACCTTCAAGACCGTCTCCGGCTATGGCAATGCCACAACCGGCGCCACGGTTTACTTCCCGGCGGACCCGAATTCACAGGTCCGCATTGTCAACGTCAACTATGCCAGCGATTCCAACACCGCTGCGCTGAACTTCGCGTCCGGCACCACGCCGTTCTATGTCACAGCCACGAACGTGGCGACCAGTTCGGTCACCAACCAGATCAACAGCACCAACGGCCTGACCGCTGGCGGCGTCCTGGTGTTGCAACATAACGGCACCTGCTACTCGTCCACCATCTCGACCTGGAACCAGACGACCAACTCCGGCCCTTACGGCGGAACGAACGTCGTGCTGGCCTCCGGCGGCTGGGGCGTGGCCACGTCGGTCTATGATGAGGTCGAGCTGATGTCGGCGGCCACGCCCATTCCGGTCGGCGCGACCACCAATGCAATCAATGGCGATGCCATCTTCGTGGGCAACTACGGCCGCATCGTTTCATTGCAGCTCACACCGGCGCTGGTCACCAACCGCATTTATACGGCCAGCGCGCACTACGATTCACAAAGCCAATAGGCCCCATGCTTAATCAGCCGCCACAGGATCGGATGCTCAGAACGCGTGATGCTAACACGCGCGATGAACGCGCTGCCCCCGCAGTGCCGCATCCTGTGGCGGCTTCTCTCCCTGTCACGCCGAAGCGGAGCAAAGGCGGACGCCGCGCCACCACCGCCGAAGTCATTGGCCGCGATCCGCGCCTCAACAACATCGTCGCCGGACGCGACGGCATCATTCACCTGGAATCATGAACACCGGCTTTTCCAATCTTGATTTTCTTCGCGCGCAAATCCTCGCCTCCAGCCAGGCCGGTGATGACTCGTTTGACGCCAAGCTCACGGCCGTCGGCCTGGGTGTGGCCGCCGCCTTCGAGAATTATTGCAACCGAAAGTTCACGCGTCTGGTTGGCGTCCAGGAAATCATCCCTGCCGACCGCTGCCAGTTTTTGCTGTCGCGCTATCCCCTCGAAGTCCTGACAGCCGTGGATTTGAAAATCAAGGAGTCGGATGGCTGGGTCGCGCAGGACCTCGGCAACATCCTGTCCATTGACCTCGCCAACGGCATCGTCAACTTCCCGGAACGCGGAGATGTCGGTCCCTGGTATGCGCAGGTCCGCTTCACTTTCACCGCCGGCTTTTTCTGGAACACGCTCGAACCGGCGGACACCGGCTATCCCACCGCGCAACCCGCCGGGTCGGCGGCCCTGCCGTCCGATCTGCTCGACGCCTGGCTCCTCCAGGTGCGCAAGGAATGGGAGGCCATTGACAAGCTTGGCACGAAAATCACCGACGTGGGCAGCAACACGCGCAATGCCTCCGAGTCGCTCGCCGGCCTGGACTTTGTTCCCCGCGTGAAGGACATGCTGAATCAGTTCGTCCGTTACAACCTCGTATGAGCGCCGACTACTCCATTGAAATTTCCGGCGATGCCCTGGAGAAAATCCCGCTGCTGCGGGACCAGGCCGGCATCGCCCGCGCGCTCGCCCGCGCCACGGACTACGAGAACCAGCTCACTGTCGCCGTCATCCAGGAGAACTATTTGTCCTTCCCCAAGGACGGCCCGGTCCAGGAGACCGGCTTGCGCGTCATCTCCAACCGGCTGCGCGGCAGCATTCGCGCCACGCCCGCCGAGATCACCGCCGACGGCATCACCTCCAGCATCGGCTCCAACGTCCGCTACGCCGCGATCCACGAGTTTGGCTTCGACGGCAACGAACAGGTCAGCGCGCACGTGCGCCGCCGGTCCTCCGTCCAGAGCTTCCGTTTTGGCCAGCGCCTGGTCCACCGGAAGGTGCGTGGCGCGGACATCGAAGTGCGCGGCTTCACCCGCCACATGGTCATGCCCGCGCGCCGGCCCATTGGCCGGGGCATCGAGGAGCGCCTGCCGGCTTATGGCGCGGCCTATGAAAACTGCATCACCAAATTTTGGAACAAGGAGAACCCGTGAGCATCAATCTCCTGGATGTCATTGACCGTTTGCCCACCGAGGACGCCGCCCGGCTGGCCAGCGATCCGTTCTTCTCGGACATCCCCGTCATCGTGGCCGACAAGGGCAACGTCAGCGCCGAGGTCGCGCGCGCCCAGGGCATCGTGACGATGAAGTCGGGCAAGCGCGGCGTCTGCGTCGTGGTCCTCCAGCTCGTTGGCGACGATCTGAACCCGAACATCCCCTTTGGCCCGATGCGGCTCTACCCGGCCTTCCAGGTCATTGAGCAGGTCGAGATGAACAATGACAAAAACGGCACAAAGAAATCCGCGCGCCGGGTTGCCCGCCAGATCGTCAAGCTCATCAAAACGCTGCGCCTGGTCGGCGTCGCCAATTCGCAGACACCGGACAAACCCTGCATTGAACCGATCCGGTTCAAGGACGCCGACGAGAAGCTCATCGGCTACCAGGTGAACTTTTATTGCGATGAATCGGACTCTGAAACCGTCCTTAAAGTCGCTAATCCCGTCTTCGCCCCACGCGGCGGCGCCTCGGCCACGGTCACGCTCACCTGTGCCACGGCCGGCGCGGCCATCTGGTACACCACGGATGACACGCCGCCCGATCCGGGCGTGCTGCCCGGCTCGACCGCGCACCTGTATGCCAGCCCCATAACCGTTCCGCCGGCCGGCGTCACGATCCGCGCCTGCGCCTACCTGGCCGGCTCGGTCGCCTCGGACGTTGAACGCTTTGCTTTTACCGCACCGTGAACCAACTAAAACCATCAACCAAAAACCAAAATGAATAGAGACTCAATTATCATCGGCGCGGCGCGGTTCGTTTTCAACGCACCGGCCGGCGCAGCCACGTTCTACACCCCGCACGAAAACGTCACCAAACTTCCGCTCAAACCGCAGACGTTCAAGGTCGCGGCGGAAGGCATCCCCATCATGTCCACGCGCCTCAAGGACATGACGCCCATCATTGACGTTACGCCGGACGGCCGTTGGAACGCCGCCATCATCGCCGCGCTCTGGCCCTACGCCCAGGCGGCCAAGAACCAGCGCATCTTCACCAACACGGACTGCACGCTGCTGGCGCACACCCAGGAAACCCATCTGCTCACGTGCGCCTCGGTCGCGGTTTACAAACAGCCGCAGATTAATTTCAGCCCGGTCAAGTCGCTCATCGGCCCGGCGCAGATTGCCCTGCTGCGCGCCAACGGCGTCGCCTGGGACACGGCCAACTCGCTGCTCACCTACGCCCTTACCGGCGGCACGTTCGTGGACAGCACCTTTGCGGCCTCGTCCATCAAAACGCAAACCTACCTCGGCAACTGGGGCACCAAGACCGGGTTTACCAGCATTGAAACCTTCGAGGATTCGGGGTTTGTGTTCACGCCCATCCTCTCGCTCAAGCCCGTCCTGCTTACCGGCGCGCGGACCAACAATTACATGGTCACGGAAATCGGCGCGCAGGTCAGCTTCCGCCCGGCCAACGCCGCGCAGGCCGACATGCTCTCGGCGCTGGCCTTCCAGAACAGCGGCTGTCTGCCGGGCACGGAACTCGGCCAGGGCGCCGGCGCCGACTTCACCATCACCGGCGCGGACGGCATCAATTATTGCATCGTCAAAAAC